TACGCGCTGATCCCGCTGCGCTTCCCGTTCGTGGTGACCACTGCCCGCGGACCGCGCTCTGACCGGGAGATCACCACCTTGGAACGGTACGTGGCCGTCGTGGAAAGCCTCGACCACTCCCACAACCTCAACGTGGACGTCTCGGCGTTCATCACCGCGCAGGGTTACGGCGGAGGAATAGGAGCGCCATGAACCTCTACCTACCCGGCGCCAAGTGGATGCCCATCTCCTACCGGGCCGACGCGGGCTTGTTCACCACGCCGCCACTGGGCTACATCCCCCACGTGCCCGTGTCCAACGGTTCCCTGTTCGCCTACTTCAACGGGCTCGTCTCACCCAACCGGAAGTTCAGCACGGCGTGGATCGCCAAGGACGGGCACTCTGAGCAGTACCAGAGCCTCGACATGAAGCCGTGGGCGCAGGCCGCGGGTAATGGGCAGTATCACGCCTTCGAGGTTGAGGGCTACCCGAACGAGCCCTACACGGCCGCCCAGATCGACACCCTGGCCCGCTGGCACAACTTCCTTGGCACCCCTGACCGTCTCGCTGAGACCCCCGGTGCGACCGGGATCGGCACCCACTACATGGGCGGCAAAGCATGGGGAGGGCACTCCTGCCCCGACCCGCAAGCCGGCGTCGGACCCCGTTCCAAACAGCGCCCCGCAATCATCGCCCGCGCCCAAGCCCTACGCACCACCGCACCGTCAGGAGACGCACCCATGTCCGCAGCAGAAGTCCAGACCATCACGACCGCCCTCGCCGGCCACGAGAAGAACGAAGCGAACCGCTACAGCGACCTCGCCCGCCGTGACGCCTCCCAGGCCGCGCAGATCGCAGCGCTGACCGCAGCCGTGGCCGCTCTCGCAGCACACCCCGACCTGACCGCCGCCCAGATCACCACAATCATCAGCGACGCCATCACCGCCTCGGTGAAGGTCACCGGCGTCCTGACCGTCGTCCCAACAACTGGAAAGTGAGACCCATCATGTGGACCAAAGAACCAGCTCTGATCGTCGGATTCGTCGGCGCTGCGATTGCCCTCGGCGTCAGCTTCGGGCTGCCCGTCACCGCCGAACAGGTGGGCTTCATCATGGCGTTCGTGACCGCGGGCCTCGCGTTCGTGACCCGCTCGCAAGTCACGCCGGCAGTCACCCCGCCCGCCGCCGGTGTCTAGCCATGCCAAGACTCTGGACAACATCGCCCACGTCCTCTACTGCCCAACGATGCTCGGTAAGGGTTGTGTACGCGACCGCTGGCATCACCGTATCCACCTCATCCCCGGCTTCGTTCTCGAATGGTTCTGTGACCGTTACGACGACGAACTCTGGGCCTGACTGACGCCATGCCTGCCCGTCGCAGTCGCGGGTACGAGCAAGCCCGCGCCCGCCTGATCGCCGCAAGGTACGTCCGCGACGACCGGCCACGGATCAAAGTCCGCACCGACCCGATCGTCCACAGGTCCTTGCTGGTCCTCGCTGTCGGTGTCGTCCTGATCCTGCTGGGCATCGCACTCGCACCCGCCTGACCCCGCCCTGCCGCGTCTGAGACGGCAGGACAACGAACGGCCCCTCGCTTCGGCGGGGGGCCGCTTTCGTGCGTTCGGGGTCGTGTACATATACACACTTCGGCCACCATGTACACGTCCAGACGACTAGAGACAACTACCCGAAAGGGCCTCTGACCTGCGGTTTTACCCATTCCCGCAGGTCAGGCATGGTGCCGTAAACGGGTTCAAAACCCGTCACTCATCGCACCACGGCGTTGGCGATGATGTCGAGTTCCGCATCAGAGGTGGCCGCATAGATGGCCGTCGTCGCCGGGGACGCGTGACCCATCGCCCGACTGACCGCAAGCAGGTTCGCTCCACTACCCACGGCGATGGTCCCGAACCTGTGCCGCAGTTGGTGGAACGTCGCCTGCACCCCAGCTGAGGCGATGGCCCGGTTCACCTTCCGCTGAAGCACAGGGATCGTATACGGGCGCCCACCAGCCATCACCACGTTTCCCCCGGTATCGGGTAGGAGCGCGTCGAGCAGGATAGGGCTGATCCCGACGAGCCTCGTCTTACTGCCCTTCCCGAGCACGCGGACCCGGTTCGTCTCTAAGTCCACATCAGCCCAGTTGAGTTCCGCGGCTTCGGAGACTCGCAGCCCGGCGTAGGCACCCAGACACACTGCGCGGCGTAGGTCAGGGGTCAGCGCGTCGAGGAGTCGAGCAAGGTCGGCACGGGAGATAGGCCGGGGTAGGCCCTTCGGAATCTTGGGCGCCTTTATGCGAAGGGTCGGGTCGTCGGCGCGGTGTTCCCAGATCTGGCACCAGAGGTAGAAGGATCGGACGGCGGCTAGTTCGTTCGCGCGGCTCGACGTGGCGCGCGGCTTCCCATGCTGCGACAGGTCAACGGCGCGGGTGTGCCACCACTCCTCGACCTCCTCGCGGGTGGCTGTCGAGGCGTTGGGCAGCGTTCGCATGGATCGGGAGTAGGCGAGGATCGTGTTCGCTGCCATCCTTTGGTCGTCGCGTAGGTAGTCGAGCCATATCTGTGCCAGGTCGTCCACGCCTTCACTCTACCCCTTCAATGCTTAATAACTGCACTTATCGGTCAACCTCTGAGCACGACAATAACGCTCTTGGCTGTGTGTGAGTCCCCCGAACCCTGCTCATGCCGCGACAGGATAACGGTCGTTATCCGGCGAAGGTAAGGCCGACACTTGGCCGGTCTCCAGCCATTCTAGCGGGAACCCCGTGATCTCAGACCACGCGATCAAGACAGCTCGCGACACCTTGGACCGCCCGTGCAGGTAGTTGCTCACAGTGTTCCGATGGACGCAGAGCATCTCAGCCATCGCTTGAGGAGTCACGCCGGAAGTGCGCAGGGCCTTGGCCATGCGGTCCGCCACGTCCCATTGGGGGACCACGGTTTCATTTCGTAGTTCACTCATGCACCCATGTTTGCACAAGTTGATGCGAATGACTAGAAGATACCAAAACTTGTGCGTGTTGGGGTTGACACAACTCTGTGCAATGCACAAGATGAGCGACATGCCACAAAATCAGTTCATCGGAAGCGCTGAAGCCGCGCTCCTGCTTCACATCGACCGAAGCACCCTGATCCGTTGGGTGGCAGCAGGGAAACTCACTCCCGCCATCCGCGTCTCAGACACTCCGACCGGCGCGCATCTGTTCGAGCGCTCCGACGTCGAGCGGCTGGCCAGGACTCGGACAGCGGCGTGACCGTCACCGACATCGTTCCCGCCACCAACATGGCGGAGCTGGACACGCTCGACCCGCAGTCGCGCGAGGTCGCCATGTTGGGGATGTTGGAGCAGGCCCACACGTGGCTTGCCCACGCCGTAGAGACCTCCGCTCCAGCTCGTGACATTGCGGACTTCAAGGCGTTCATCGCGACCGCTGCCGACGCTGCGAAGCGCCTCAAGGTCAGCAAGGAGATTCAGGTGGACGCCGAGGTCATGGTTCGTCGGTCCGAGCGAGCCCTTGGTCAGTCGATCCGAGGAGGGCAGGAGCGCGGGGAGATCGCAACCAACGGAGAGCGGCTAAATCGAGGTCTTCCTACAGAGAAGACCTCGGCTGATGAGTTCTTCTCTGGGGGCGGCGAGACCAGCGACGTCTATGCGCTCACTGACGACGTGACTGACGACGACTTCGAGACTGCGATCACCGAGGCCAAAGATGAAGGCAACGCCTCCCGCGCCAACGTGGTCCGCAAGATCAAAGCCCCCGGCGAGACCACCTACAGCGAGCAGCAGACCGCCAAGTGGGACCGCGTCGCCACTCTCGCCGCGTCCGGCTCCACCACGCCACAGATCGCCCGCGACATCGGCATGAGCGAAGGCGGCGTCAAATCCGGCGCCAAACAACGCGGCATCGACATCCGGGCCGACCGCATCGTCGGCAACGCGCGTCGCCTCGACAGTAACCGGATCATCCGCGAGTCCGTGACTGCCTTCGAAGACATCGCCAACGGACTCAAGCTCGTCAACTACGACGACATCGACGTGGAGGAAGCCCAGAAATGGATCGACTCCCTCAACATCTCCCGTAACGCCCTCCTCAAGGCAATCCGACAGATAGAGAAAAGGAAGTCGATCCAATGAGTGCCAAGTCTACCTCCAAGTTTGACCGCGCCGCAGTCTTGCGCTGGATTCCGCTCGATCAGATCCACGTGTCGCCCGTCGCGCAGCGAGACCTCAGGCAGGCGTGGGTCGACAAGATCCTTGCCAACCTCGACCTCGAACAGATCGGCGTGCCCATCGTCAACCAGCGCCCAGGCGACACGGACGTCTACTACGTCATCGACGGACAGCACCGCGTCGCCGCGCTCCGTGCGTATTTCGAAGACGACCTGAGCATCAAGATCCAGTGCTGGGTCTACTTCGGCCTCTCGGAGGACGTGGAGGCCGAGAAGTTCCTCAAGCTCGGCGACACCCTCACCATCGACGCGTTCTCGAAGTTCCGCATTGGGGTCACGGCCTGGCGCACTGTCGAGGTCGATATCGACAGGATCGTCCGCGCGAACGGCAGCGTCGTCAGCCGCGATGCGATTCCCGGAGCCATCGGCGCCGTTGCTGCGCTCCGCAAGATCTACGACACCGCCGGCGGGGACTGCCTCGGTCGCACCATCCGCGTACTCCGCGACGCATACGGAGATCCCGGCTTCGAGACCCAAGCTCTCAATGGCGTGGCTCTCGTCCTCGACCGCTACGGCGACGAGGTAGACGACCTCACCATCGTGACCCGCCTCGACAAGGCCAAGGGTGGCGTCAAAGGTCTCCTCCAGCGTGGCGAGCGCTACCGGCTGACGACAGGTCAGTCCAAGGCTCACTGCGTTGCTGCTGCGGTCGTGGACACGTACAACGCCGGCCGCGGTGGCAAGAACCTCACCTCGTGGTGGAAAGACGCGTCATGACCACCGCGCGCACCCCGCAGTCCGTCCTCGACGCCCCCACCCTGACGCCCGTCCCGGTCAGTGTTCAACTCGGCATCATCAACGGCACCACCCGCCGCGAGCGCCGTCACGTGACCCTCAACGCCAAAGGTGAACGCGTCAACCCCGGCCTCGGCAAGACGTTCACCATCCCCAAGGCCGCACGGGTGGCCGCGACGAACGTCCCGCTCACCAAGACCCCGAAGATCCGCCGCAGCAAGAAGGCCCGACGCCACGCGCTCCGCTTCACCTGACCCCCTGACTCCCGGCCGGTGACGTTCGGAACCATCCCTACGCACCGACCGGGCCACAGCAAAGGCCCGCCACCAACCACGGCACACGGACCTTCACCACTACCGAGAAGGATAGCAAATGAGCACCAAGAATCCCGTGACCAAGACGGTCGCATTGAACGCCAGTCAATTCCGCTTTCTCGTGGCGCCTGTGATCCCACTGGCCGAGAAGACAACGTGGACCCTGCCGATCCTCAGCGCCGTCCTCATCGAAGGCGAAGGTCAGTACCTCACCGCGACCGCGACCGACCGCTACCGGGCAGGCGTGCAGCGCATCAAGGTGGACGTGGACGTGAGCGGCTTCACCGCGCTCGTGAGCATCCGGTCGCTGCGCTCGATCCTGAGCATCTTCAAGACGACTCGCAAGTTCAACCCTGAGTTGACCTTCACTGTCACAGACACCACGTTTGCTGTGGAAGCGGTCGGCACCATGAGCATGGACACCGGTTTCGTGTCCGGGTCGATGGCGTGGCCGCTGGTCGATGGGAAGTATCCGAAGGTTCGCGGCATCATCGCTGACGCGCAGGCTCGGGCAGCCGAGGGCGACTACCTGATGAACCCGGCGTTCCTGGCCGACTTCCAGTCTGCGCAGCATCACGGCGAGCCGATGCTCATGCGAGGCACTCCCGGTCACCCCATCTTCGTGCAGATCGGCGCGGACTTCGTTGGCGCGATCATGCAGCCTCGATCCAAGGACGCTCCGGTATTCGATGCCGAATGGGCCGTGCACTTCGCTGCGAGCAAGACCGAGGTGGCGGCATGACCTACGTCGGCCGACACCGGACCCGCAGCGCCGTTGACCTCGCCGTGCCGCGCATCCGCGTCGAGAACATCGCCGCGCACGTGCACAGCAGCGGCACCATGTACGTGTCCCTCGTGGACGCGGACACCCACAACATGCTCGGCCTCACACTCGGCCCTGACGCGGTCGCAACGCTGCGGGACGCGGTCCGCGAGGGCCTGTCATGAACCTCACCCCGCTCGGCTTCGGTGTCCTCGTCGCCATCCTGCTCGTCGTCGCCGTGATCGTCGTCGTCGCCGAGAACCTCCGCGACAGGGACGAGGCACCCACGCCCGACCCCGACCCCGCCCTCGACTCCTCTCACTGCCAAATCGGCGACTGCCGCGAGGTCGCATGGTCCGTATACGACAAGCACCCCGCCGGGTGGCTCTGGGTATGTCGAGGCCACGACGCGATGGTGCAGGCATGGGTTGGACCCCGCCGGGTGCGCTCCATCGAAGCGCCGTTCGATCAGGAGGCGTCATGACCGCCCCTAAGCCAAAACCTCATGGGCTCATATTCCGCGAGTCCAGCCACCGCTACACCCTGGACGGCGACAGCGTTCCAGGCGTCACCACGATCATTGGGGTACTCGACAAGCCAGCCCTGCCCAAGTGGGCAGCGGGCATGGTGGCCGAGTTCGTCGCGGACAACGAAGAGGACATCGCGGCTCTTCGACGCATGGGCCGCAACCCAATGGTGTCCGCGCTCAAAGGGATGCCCTGGCAGAAGCGCGACGACGCCGGTGCCCGCGGGACCACGTTCCACGACTTCGCTGAGCGCATCGCACGCGGCGAAGATGTAGAGGTCCCGCCCGAGCAGGTCGGCATGGTCGAAGCCGCGTTGCAGTTCATGGAGGACTGGCACGTCGAGCCCGTCCTGATCGAGGCTGCCGTTGCGTCCCGTGAGTACAAGTGGGCGGGCAAGCTCGACCTGATCGCGGACTGTGAGGCGCCGAACGAGGCGGGCTCGACAACGACCCCGTTCAAAGGAAGGGCCATCTTCGACTGGAAGAGCGGCAAGCGGATCTACACGTCCGCGTGCTTCCAGCTCAACGCCTACGCGCACGCCGAGTTCTATGGCGAGAACGGCGACGAGCACCCCCTGGCCGACCTTGGCATCGAGGCGGCATACGGCGTCCACATCAGGGACGACGGCTATGACGTGTACCCGCTTGAGTTCGGCCCTCACGTCTACGACGAGTTCCTTTGCATCCGTAGGACGTTCGGCATCAACAAGCGCGCCGAAGGCAACTGGAAGATCCCCGGCACCGGCTACGTCGGCGCCCCCTACATCAAAGAGGACGTGGCCTGATGGACGAGAACCAAGCCAAGGCGCTGCGAAAGCCGTTCCCTGCTGCCGCTATTGGATTCAAACCGCAGCCGTACAAGAAGGACTCACCCAAGAGCGCGTGCCGCCAGTGTGGTGGCTTCCACGGACAGCCCGCCGCGCACCTTGAGTACGTCGGTCACGCCGCGACCACCGACCGGCTACTACAGGTTGACCCCGAGTGGTCGTGGGAGCCGATGGCCTACGACATGGGCGGTCTGCCTCTGTTCGACAGCAACCGGAACCTCTGGATCAAACTGACAGTGTGCGGCGTGACACGCCTCGGGGTCGGTGACGGCTTGGGCCTCAAAGAGTGCATCGGTGACGCGATCCGTAACGCTGCCATGCGTTTCGGTGTAGCGCTCGATTTGTGGGCCAAGGAGGACTTGACCACAGAGGATGCGCCGAACACTGCGAATGAGACCGAGGCGCCGAAGCCACCCGCCACGCGCACCATGAGCCGCACCACGGGCAGGCAGGCCAAGGCTGCGCCTGCCGACGGATGGGTGCCACCAGACACGTCCGCGCCCGAGGTCTTGGCCGGTCCCTCGGGCGCGGACGGCATCACCGACGCCCAACTCAAAAAGCTGCACACGTCGTTCACTGAGGCTGGCATCGCAGACCGCGACAAGCGGCTCACCTACGTGGCCAACATCCTCGGCGTCGACGTCGAGTCCTCCAAGGACCTATCGAAGGCTCAGGCGCACAAGATCATCGAGTCCCTGGAAGCCATCAACCAGGCGCCGTTCGGCGACGAGCCTCCGGTGGACGAGTCATGAAGGCCCGCAAGTGGGCGGCTACAGCCCTGACGCTGCTCGTGACCATCGCCTGTTTTACGAGTGTGTTCTTGGGTATCTGGTCGACCGGCGACTACTGGCCGATCCGATTCACGGGCTCGGCTTTCGCGTTGGGCGTCATGGCGCTCCCGTTGTGGCTCGCGACCTTCTGGTGCTGGGACGAGGACCTATGACCACCACCGACCCCGCCGACCTCAAACTGGCCGGTCAGATGGAATCCCTTTGGGCTGTCACGGACTCGATCTGGGACGACTTCAAGGCGATCTTGGCTGGCGCTCCCTATGAGTGCAGTAGCAACGACACCCGCGCCGAGTGTGACCGTCTGGCCATCCCTGAGAGCGCGCGTGGCGGGCTGTGGCGGATGGCTGTCACGGCTGGGCTGGTCGTCAAGAAGCGGACTGTAGAGGGCCTGCTGTGGCGCATCCCCAGCACCGGCCCGAGTGCGCACGCGGCACTGATCCAGGTCTACCTGCGGAGGGCGCTGTGAGTCTCAAGTCGAAGCCGTACTACTGGCTTGAATGCGATCACGAAGGGTGTGACGAGAGGAACCCGAGTCTCGACAACGAGGTCGACGCATGGAGTGATGAAGAAGGGGCACTTGAAGACGCCGCCTATGGCGACTGGACCACCACCGACGCTGGGGAGCACTACTGCCCGGACCACCGTCCTGACGAGGACGAGTCATGACCACCGACATGAGCGAGTTCGAGAAGCTGGTCTGGGCGTGTGACATCTGCGGGTGGGCTGTCGACCTCTGCTCTGAGCACCGCGAGATGGCACGCGAGATCAACGCCAACCAGGACGAAGCCGCGCGCCGGGACGAGTCGTGAAGACGATCTACGCCACCCTCGTCCCCGCGCGCCGCACCCGACCGGGAGTGTTCACCTGTGCCCGGTGCGGTTGGCAGGGCGTCTACAACAGCAAGCGACCCCGGCCCACATACTGCCACGACTGCCACGGGCTCTGGGTGGGTGTCGCATGAGCTTCCTTTGGACGAGAGACGGCAGGGTCGTGACCTCGCGCTGCCAGCTCTGCGGCATGTCCACCCGGTCCCTGTCCGAGTCCGCCATCTACCTCAGCCAGAGGGGCCACGACGCCATGACGTGCCAGCGCAGACGTGCGGAGGCGGCACGGGTAGTCGAGCCCGAGGACGACGACATCGAGACCTGCCCCGAGGGACACGAACGCGCCGGGAACACCTACGTCGATAAGGCCGGATACCCCCACTGCCTCGTCTGCCGATGTGTGAAGTACGCGGCCCGAAAGATGGCACGCGAAAGTGGCGGAATGTGTTGCGGCATAACGGGTTTGGAGACCGAAATGTGCGATAATGGAGGGGCGAAGACGAACCGCCCGACGCGTGAACGCCGGACGGTTCTGAGCACTCCATCCGCTACAAACGGAAAGGAGGCCGTTGACTCATGATAGAGCCGACCGCTTCAGAACAGAACCCACCGAGCCCGAAGCGTATTCAGATGTCCCGCCAGCACCCGTGGCGAGCCGACAACCCCGACGCTGTGATCGTCGCGCGGCCGAGTAAGTGGGGTAACCCGTTCCGCGTCGTCGCGGCGTCCTCCTGTGAGGTTAGGTGGAGTCACTGGCGCAATGCTCCTCACTGGCACACTGTGTGGCCGGATGGCGGCACGTGGTGCTATCCCACCAAAGCAGAAGCCGCAGCACGAGCCGTCGAGCTGTTCGAGATGTGCGTCAACTTTGAGCGCTTGAGGATTGACTACACCCTCGAAATGCCCGACCCTCGTCTCCCCAATGGACTTGTGGGTCACGACCTCGCCTGTTGGTGCCCGCTGAATCAGCCGTGCCACGCCGATGTGTTGCTCGAAATCTCCAACGGCGGTGCCGTCTGATGGCCCGAATCCGCACGATCAAGCCCTCGATGTACTCGTCGCTCACTGTTTGCGCGTGGCCAGTGCCGATCCGCTGGACGTTTGCCGGGATGTTCACCTACCTCGATGACGACGGCCGCGGCCTGGACGAAACGCGGCTAATCAAGTCTGAGCTGTACCCGCTCGATGACGCGATGACGCCGCGCAAGATCGAGCAACACCTTTGTGTCATAAGCGAATCCGGGCCGCTCTGCCGCTACGAGGTCGACGGACTAAGGCTCCTGCACATCACATCTTGGGGCGAACATCAGCGGATCAATCGGCCCACACCGTCGAAGATTGCACCCTGCCCGATCCATGAATCCTCACTGAGGGCTCACGGAGGACTCACTGAGGGCTCACGCGGAATGTTGCAGGGAAGGGAAGGGAAGGGAAGGGATAGGAAAGGAAGGGATGTTGTAGAGACTTCTCATCAATCGTCCAGTTACGTACCGCCCAAGGCGGTGAACGGCTGATGAAACCATATTTCCAAGACGCCGACGTGACCCTGTTCCACGGCGACTGCCTCGATGTGTTGCGAACCCTGCCGGACTGCTCGGTCGACGCGGTCGTCACAGACCCGCCCTATGGCCTCGAGTTCATGGGCAAGGACTGGGATGGCGCTGACGGTTTCCGCCGCTCACTGAACGCCGCCGACGCGGGCAGGGACAACGCCTTCGGGCGCACCTCGAAGACCTCGCCGGAGTACCGGACGACGAGCAAGGCCAGCGCGGGCATGATGCCAACGGGCTACACGGACGGGGCGAACCGGCTCGAACGTCCGTCACATCTTGGCGGTCTGAACCCGAAGTGCCGCAACTGCGACCACTGGCAGCGTGGCGGGAACCCGTGCGCCTGTGACGCGCCGGACTTCCCGAACGAGCGCCTGCCCCGCCTGCACGACTTCCAGATGTGGTGCGAGGCGTGGTCTGTCGAGTGCCTGCGGGTGTTGAAACCGGGTGGATTCATGCTCGCCTTCGGTGGCACGCGCACCTCGCACCGGCTCGCGTGCGCTGTCGAGGACGCAGGCTTCGAGATCCGCGACAGCATCGCATGGCTTTACGGCAGTGGCTTTCCCAAACATCGTGCGTCCCTAAAGCCCGCATTTGAGCCGATCGTCATGGGCCGCAAGCCATTCGGTACGTCGCTGATCGTGAACGAGGCGAAGTACGGCACGGGCGCGCTGAACATCGAAGGGTGTCGAGTAGGCGATGATGTGCGTCAAGCAGCCTTCACCTCGCTCGCTCCTGCACATGGCAATCGTCTCGGCGCGGAGGGTACGCAGGAGGCGCGCCGCGGCACTCAGGGCGAACCAAAAGAATACACAGGCCGCTGGCCCACAAACGTGGTCCTCGACGGCTCACAAGCCGACGCCGTCGACGCGCAGAGCGGGACGCTGCACTCACAAGATCCAGCCACCCGTGCAAGCAAAAGTAAAACGACTGGCGTGACCGAGATGGGGACAGGCCGCAGCCTTGAGTACGCGGACACCGGCGGCGCGTCGCGGTTCTTCCCCACGTTCCGCTATGAAGCCAAAGCCCCAGCCATCGAGCGGCCACGACACGGCGAGACGGCCCACCCAACCGTGAAGCCGCTGGACCTCATGCGCTGGCTCGTCCGACTCGTCACACCCCCAGGCGGGACCGTCCTCGAACCCTTCGCCGGGTCAGGCACCACCGCTGAGGCGTGCATCCTCGAAGGCTTCAAGTGCATCGCCATCGAACGGGAAGCCGACTACCTGCCGCTCATCATCCAACGCATCAGCAAGCCCTTGCAGGTCGGCTTCGACCTCAGGGAGGGCGCATGACAATCCTCACGCCGGGACCGCGGGTCACATTCCCACCTGTCGGCTTTCGATCCGTCAAAGTCCGGTGCATCGTCTGCGGCCAGAGAGGCTACGCCGACGATGGGCTGAACCCCTGGCAGGAATCGCACATGCGCGGGCACAAACCGTGCGACTACTGCGGCCGGATGCTCGTCGTCAGGCTCGACGGGACTGCCCGCGTTCACACGAGGTGCCCGTCATGAGCCCCCTCAATATCGCCCAAGGCCAAGCGCTCACAGCCCTCTTGCACACCATCCGCCGCGACTGGGGACTCGCGGGCATCACGGCAGCCTTGAAGAAGGCCAGCCCGCTCGGGTCCGCTGCTGAGGTCGCCGTCGCCGCGTGTCGTTGCGCTGCGAACCCGGACATGCGCACCCCGGCTCTGATCGCTGACCCTGGCCCGCACTGGCTTGGGTTGGCGGCCGGGTCTCGGTTGGCGCCGCAGATGTGCGTGACGCATCCCGAGCAGAAGGCCGGGTCATGCGTCGAGTGCTTCAAGGCGGCGGTGCCACGTGCCGACTTGTGCCCCGTGCCGAAGCGAGACAAGCACGTCCACCCATTCATCCCAGAGGAGCAGTCATGAGCAGTCTTGATGATCGGAGTGCGCAGATCCACCATGACGCCGTGGCTGACACGCATGAGGCGTACATCGCGTTCCACGGTTGGGTCCTGAAGTGCGCGTGGTGTGACCACGAGACTCGCGGGCGGACCAAAGACGACGCGGTGGCGCTGATGCAGGAGCACTACGCGCCATTCGACGTGGAGGTGTGGTCATGAGCGAGCCAGTTCGGCCTGCGTGCTACGACCAGATGTTCCCGAGCACTCGGGAGGCGTGGGACACCCACGACCGCTCATGCGCGTCCTTCAAGGATCTCTGGCTAGGGCACACAGGCGGGGTGTCGTGCTTCGGTGAACAGAACGACTGTGACGGCTGCGGGCATTGCTTCCACAACGAGGGACTAATGGGGCAGTACGGCCCTGGATGGTCCGAGGGCGACCCGATCCTACAAACCGAAGACGGCTACGAGGCCATGTACTGCGCCTGCTGTGGCGACAAAGCCAGAGCCGCCAAGAGGGCCAAGCCATGAACGACACCCCGCGCCCCGGCTGGTTTACCTGCTACCTGTGCAAACCGCCCGTGCATGACCGAGGCGGACAGGCGGCGTTCTACGCGCACTGGAACCGCGTCCACGGCAGCGAGGTGAAGGGATGATCCTCTACGTCGCAGGACCCATGACGGGGCTGCCTGAGTTCAATTACCCAGCTTTCAACGCCGCCGCCGACGACCTGCGAGCCAAGGGTCACGACGTCCTGAACCCCGTCGACATCGAGGCGATGAACGACACTGGCCAGCCGCAACAGTGGCGCTGGTACATGCGTCACGCCATCGCCATGATTGCCCGCGCTGAGGGACTGGCGATGCTCCCGGGCTGGGAGAACAGCAAGGGCGCGAGGCTCGAACACAGCATCGGGGTCGCGTTGAAACTCGACATTCACCCCGTCTGGTGGTGGACCGCGTGACCCCTGAGCTCCCGATCGACCCAAAGGCAGCCGAACACGTCACCACCCTGCTCCGCGCCCTCGGAGGGCTCTGCACCCTCGACGGGTGCGACCGGCCACACGTCGCGCTCGGGCTGTGCAACATGCACTACCTCAGCAGGTACACGCGGGCTGTTGAGGCAGAAGTTCTCGCCATCAACCGAAGGGAAGTCGCAGCATGAAGCTCAGCAAGCAGCAGGTCATCATGCATCGAAGTCAGGCGATCAATAGCGACCCCAGTCATGAGTTCTTCTGGGAGAGGCTGGATGGGTCTGGCCATCCTCGGGTCGTCTCGCTCTCTCGTGCCGACTTCGCAGACATGGGGCGCCCTGAGGTCATCACGGTCACGATCGAGCCCGGCGACTTGCTCAACGACGACGCGTCATGACCGGCTACACGATCACCGTGCCCAAGATCGGCAAGTACATGTCCGCCAACGATCGTCCGAACAGGTGGGCCAAAGCAGCCCAGACGAAGGCGTGGAGGCTGGCGGCCGAATGTGCGGCGCTCAAGATGGTGCTCCCTGGCTGCCTTATCCCGCTCGTCCACATCACGGCCACGGTCCACATTGCCGACAAGCGCCGCCGCGAGGTGAGCAACTACTTCCCGACGTTCAAGGCGTGCATCGACGGGTTCGTGGACGCGGGCATCTTGGCGGACGACTCCGACGAGCACGTGATCGGCCCGGATCCGAGACGCGGCTACGACGGCCCACCGCGGATCACATTCACCCTGGAAGAGGTGGCGTCATGAGCGGCCGGATGTTCAAGTACCGGGTCTCTTCGAGCACCTCGGACCAAGTCGACGTCCCCATGCGTGAAGGCGCCGTTATTCGCGCAGTTGGGATACAAGGCCACGATTCGAGCCACCCAGTGATCTTTGCGTGGGCTGAGACCCCGCCCGGTGACTTCACTGTCAAGCGCCGGTTCCGGGTGATCGGGACCGGGTTCGACGTCCCTGACCCCGGCACCTATATCGGCACGGTGTTCGATGGCCCGTTCGTGTGGCACGTCTACGAGGTGGCCTGATGAGCGAGCCCTGCCGTCACGAACGCGAGTTCGCCGGCACGCAGGCCGACACACTCACGTCATTCGTGAAGTCCAACACCGAGTTGGTCAAGGCGCAGTCCGAGGTCAAGCGCCTCCGCGCCACCCTCGCCAAGGTTGCGGCCATCGTCGCTGACCCTGACGCCGCCCTTGTGGTGGACCGAGTACGCGCCGCACTGGAACCGACCGACCCGAAAGGAATGAAGCCATGAGCGACCCCGACCCCGTGGAGACCATCGCCGAAGTGATCGGCGGCATCGACTACGACTATGAGCAGCGAGACCAAGCCCGTCGCATCGTGTCTGCGATTCGCACCGGCCTTGAGTTGCGTAGGGCGCTCTGGCTGGCGCTGACCGCAGACAATCCGCTGAGTCGGCTCACGAAGGCGCCGTCCAGCCCTACGGAGACGACGGACGCCCCAGAACAGCGCCCAGATCACACGGGTGTCATTCGTGGCGCTGACGAGGCTGAGGCGCGGCGAATGGCCCGTTATGCCAAAGCCATCCACGACGAGGCGGAACGGCTCGGAGTCGGTCGGGTCATGATGCTGCCCGAGATCGTGATTCTCGCCCGCGCCGTCATGGCTGTCGCTGACGCCGAGCACGCAGCCCTGATCGCCGAGGTTGAGCGGCTCAAGGATCTCGTCGCTGCCCGAGAGGACACAGCCGAGCGGCTCTGGCGGGAACTCGAAGAGGCGACGAACGTGCCCGACGACCCAACTACTAACCAACTACCAGTTGCTCCCAGATTGGTAGTTGGCCACGACGCGGTCGGCAATATGCCCATGTGCCTCGTCCATCCCGAGCACTTCATGCCCTGCTCAAGATGCCTTGGGTACGGGTGCACCGCCTGCGACAACGGCGTGCAAGCGGCTGACGACCGGCGCTCGCTGTGATGTGCTCCCGGTGCAAGTTCGGCTGTCACGACCAGTGCAGGCATGTCGTCAAGTGCCCCGGCCAACCTGAGCGCCCCTGCCAGTGCTGCGGTGGGAAGCCGTGAAGCGCCTCAAACGTGACCTCCTGCTCGTCGTGGACTACACCCTCGGCGCCCTCATCCGGGCACTCGACGCTATCGGGCAGCCACGCAACGAGAGGGGCGAGTGATGCACCACGACCAACTGTGCGAGCGCGTCAGTTTCGTGTCGACCTACCAGGGCTCAGGGTGCCACTGCGCGTCCCGCGCCTACGCGGCTGACCCGCTGCCAGAGCCGGACTGGACGCCCATCTGGGCCATCGCGAAGACGCCCGGACAGGAGGGCGGATGAGCGCCATGAGGCGACGTCGTGGTGCCTGGGTCCGGCGCTACCTCCAGCACACCTACAACCGGCTGGTCTGCGACAGGAACATTAGGAGGACTGTTCGATGAGCTGCGACCCGTACCGCCGCATCCTCAAGGCGCTCAAGACGATCCTCGACCACTACGACGCGACCCTTGAGCCTGTACGCCGCGCACCTGGCAGCCGGGTCGATACCAGCCACGAAGCGCCGTTGCCGATAAGTGCCGACGTCCTCGACAAGCGGGCACAGTGCAGGATGCGACTGGCAAGCAACTGCCTCATGGTCATCACTGAACGCGACCTGCACACTGAAGGGCTGAGCGGCCACGACGTGCCGGCCATGTGCGACCTGCTCAGACGACACGCCGACTGGCTGAGCACCCATGAGTCTGCGGACGTCGTTGTGTGGGACCTCGAGGCATCAGCGAAGGACCTGCGAGGGATCGCCGCGCCCTACCGCAAGGACTGGCAGAACCTCGGGGCCTGCCCGCTCGAGGTCGACTCCGAGAACGGCCTCGTCGTATGCGGTGGTCAGGTCAGGGCCTACCCGGACAAGGACCCGAAGTGCCAGTCATGCGGTGAGGAGGCAGTCACCACATGGTGGGAGGAGCGCATGTTCGCTGACCCTGAGTTGCGCAAACTGCTCACCGCCGACGAGCTGGTGACATTCATCCACAAGCAGTTCGGTCGGCCTGTGACAAAGGTCGCTATCAGGCAGTGGGTGGCGCGCGGCATCATCACGAAGGCGGACACGAACGACAAAGGGCAGACGCTCTACGACCGTGGCGCTGTCGCGTACTCGCTGGAACGACGGAAGATCCTGGCATGAGCGACACTGAAACACGAGAGGATGAAGGCATGACACTGACCGAGTTTCTGTCGGCACGCATCGCCGAGCGCGAGGCGGACGCCCGTCACTCTGGCGCAGATGCGATGACGGGATACCGTTGGAAGCACTACCCCCGAGACGCCTATGAGGAGATCCAGGCGCTTGCGCTGAGTCGGGCTCGCCGCGTCCTGGCTGAGTGCGAGGCGGTGCGGCGGATCGTGGAACTGCACAGTGCCGAGTCTGGACAACACCCGGACTTCTGTGGGCATGATCTGTGGGAACTGCCGTGCCCAACCCTGCGATTTCTCGCCCTGCCCGACGCCGACCACCCGGACTACCAGCCCGAGTGGAAGCCGTGACGCGACACGCCGAAGCCCTCACCCTTGACCTAAGGGTGAGGGACGGTGCTACCCTGTGACACGAGGGACGTTCGGCGTCCCATCCAAGCCCCGACAAGCCGCTTCACTGTGGTTCGTTGGGGCTTCCCTTTGTCTCCCTCGCTCTGTCGCCGGCCTACCACCAGCACCGAACCGGACACGGGTAGCACACCCGACATCAGCGAGGGCCACACATCCAGTACGGATTACCACCCGGGCGCGGGCAGGTCACGGACTGGCACCTGCGGCGCGAGCGTCAGCGGCACTGATGGCGGTCACGCACCGCCTAGCCGATCTGGTCCGCGATTCCGTTGGTGAGGTGCGCCGACCCCACCGTGCTAAGGCGCACCAGACAACCACGTTCCACCCCCGTCGCCGTGCTGGGAGGCGCATCGTGGATGAAGACGACACCACAACCCCAGCAGCCACCACTGTGTCCATGAGCGTCGGACCGGTCATCGTCACCATTGAGACCAGCCTCGGGCTCACCCCCGAGATGATGGAAGACGTCCTCATCCGCGCCCGCCGCCAAGTTGTCGCCGCCGCCCACGAGCTCGGCCTCGTCGTGGAAGTGCTGCCGGCAGAAGACGCAGCGAAGCCATGACGATCACGAGGCGAGGCGAGGCCACACTCGCGGAGATCGACGAGGCACTCACCACCCTGTGCAAGATGCTGACCCGCGCAGTGAACGCCCCCGACCTGCCCAACGTTCGGCGGTTCAGCGAGCGCATCGACGAGCTGCTCGAGGCGCGGATCACACTCACCCGAGACACGGCCCATGCCAACATCTCCGCCTAGCATCTGCACCGCGCCAGGTTGCGGCACCCTCGTCTATGGCGGCGGACGCTGCCCCGACTGCATGACACAGACACGACGCGAACGCGACAAGACACGAGGCAACGGCACCCAACGCGGTTGGTCGACCAAGTGGGCAGCGTTCAGCAAGGCATACCTACTCGAGCACCCACTGTGTGAGTGCGACGAGTGCAGCGCGCTACCCCCATGGCGCAGGCCAGCGAGCACTGATGTCGACCACGTCGATGGCAGTGGACGCACAGGGCCACGCGCCTACGACAAGAGCAACCTCATGGCTCTTAGCCACGCCCACCACGCTCAAAAGACGGCACGCGAAGACGGTGGATTCGGACGGACCAAGGGGTAGGGGTGTCGC